TTATGTATTCTAGTATTTTTATACTTTCAGCTCCTTTTTTCATTATAACTCTAACTAATGAATAATTTTTTTCAACAAAAAATTGAACTCTTTCATGTTTTGTTAAAGCTTCATCTAATGCAACACTAGTGTGGGTTAAAACACTTGCCTCGGTAGCATCTAAATATAAAGTATCACCTGAAATATAAACCTCAACAAAATTATTAGAATCTATCCTCCAAGCAAACGAATTGGTATATCCTGGATTCATACAATATAATTCCATTTTTGCAACAAATGATATAAATAAATATGATACACTAATTGAATTTACATAACTTATAGCGTTTGGCTGGAATAATACAAGTCTATCAATATAATTGTCATAATAAACGTCCCAGACATCATGATGTATATTATAAAAAAGTCCAAAACCTGACTCTTCCATTAATTGCGCAATGTTAGGATATCCAGAATAAGACGGGTCTTCCCTTATAATGCCAAGATATTGTGCATAAAAATAGTCTCCAATATTTGGACTAGAAGATTGATAAGCAACAACTCTTAAATACGATATACTATTCCAGCCAGTTGGAGTTCCAATTGTTGTCATTGATGCCTTACTAAAATATAAAGCGTTCCAACCAGTTATTAAACCACTAGCATACCAGCCGTAATAATAGCAATTAGAAAAATCATCACCTACCCTTAATTGAAGTCCTCCCCAGTTAGCAACATCATCAATATAAATATAAAGTACCATTAAATCAGATGTTGAAGAACTACTCCCATCATTAAAAACTGTCAAATCGATCGGAGTAGACAATGTTTGATACATTCCGACAAATCTACTAGCAACTGCTGTCAATGATTCAGCTTTTACGCAGTTAGAATTCATTACATTTTCGTCGTTTTCATCGCTTAAAGTTGCATAACTAGAATTATTTGGAGTCCAGTCGATAACATCTGCAAAAATTTCCAATTCTTTTTTATTTCTCATGTAAAAATATTCAATATAGTTATTAAGGGCTACACATGGGTCTCTTCTTAAATAATCATCTGTCATTTCTAAAACCCTTTGCATTTCGTTTAGGTTATCTGCATCAATAGCAGGTGGTGTCACTGTATTAATAAATGTTAGTTCAACAAATTTTCCAGCATCCATAAAGTCCCCTCACTTTCTGTAAGTTTTTACATTTTATCATTCGACTTTTGTTTCTTCTTTTTCTTTTTTTCTTTTTCTTTTTTTTCTTTTTTTTCTTTTTCTTTTTCTTCATCAGTTAAAATTTCTTCAATTAAATTTTCTTGATTTTCAATTTTAGGACTTTTATTAATAATATTTTCAGCTTTTATTTTTTTTGTAATAACTGGCAAATCAGCACTACATAATATATATTCTTGATTGTCTTTTGTAGTTGTAGTTAATTCAAAATTAATTTTATCTTTTATTTGATTAAAATATTGAATACAATAATTGTTATAAGCTTCATTTTTAGCCTCTTTTAAATTACTTGTATCTTTTATTAAATATGCAGCATTTAATTTCCCCATTTTTTAACCCCTTTCAAATATGTCAGTTCTTTGAATTTCTAATTGTTCTGTAGCCGTTTTAGTTTCATTTACAACTATTCTTGATAATAGTATCCCAGAATTTTCGTAATAATAAGCACTTGGAGAACAAAAAAACCCCATTTCATAAAATGTTATATTACCAGAATAGGCGGTCGGTTCATTTGATTTAATAATCGCCCTTGATACTACTTGACCAACCCCAGTCCTTATTCTTGACAGGACTGGGGTTCTAAATACTTCATTGTATAGTCTAGTTGAAGAATCCGAGACAGGAGTATTATCGTCCCCAATAGCAACCATGTTAATTGACATGTCAACAGTTGGGTCGTAGTAAATTTTAAGCATTTCGTCCAAAGCATCATTAGTGATTCTATTTTTTATTGTATAATCTTTTACAACTTTCTTTTTTACAACATCTGTTTTTATAATTCTAACTATGCCAATTCTTTTTATTTTTTCTTCAATCATTATAAGTCAACTCCCTTAAATTAATCATAATATGTATTATTTGAAACAAAAGTGCCTGGAGCTAACAAAGTCGACGGAGCTAATGAAGTCGACGGAGCTAATGCTGTAATTTTATTACAAACAATAGTCCCACCTGGGTTTGTTGATTCTTCAGAAAAATAACTTTGGGAAATTTCCACCTCTTCCCTTAAAGTCCAGTCTTTAACTTGATAATTTAACCATTTAGAATAAAATGTAGCCCAGCCTCCAATAGCTCCCCCATCACACAAAGTATAGCTTTTTAAAAACAAATGCCCTATATTATCAATTTTCTTTTCAATTACTAGATAACCATTTCCCTCACTTACCAAACTTGAAATTCCAAAACTTGGAATTATAACATCTACAATTTGACCAATTCCCCAATTAATATTATAACTTTCAACCTTTATTTTTTTTGCAATTTGATTATATCTTTCTAATAATGCACTTGTTTTTTCTTCACCTATATCCAAACTTTCAATTTCCGAGCCGTCTCTTACAAATTGATATAAACCTTGAGTCCCTTCAACAGCAGCCCTCGCCGAGATTTGAGAATTATCAGTCTTAACTATTGTATAAGAATATTGACCGTAATATTTGCAAATTAAATATCTCCCCGATGTGATTACATGATCCTCGGATTTTGAAATTTCGGTCGAGCCTTTATTCCAAAAATAAATATATCCATCTTCTGGAGATGAAACATTTTTAATTCCCACCAATGAAGGGTCAATCCTTTCACTTATTAAGGGATTTAGTCTGTTTTCCCATACTGACTCGTAAAGTTCGGGAACTGAGTTAATTGGGTATAATACATTAAAAGTATTAACCTCGTCAAACCATGTACCAATATATTCTGTTAATTGGTTTGTAATACCTTTTACATTTTTTAAAATTTGTTGGTTTGCATATTCGTCTCTATTACAATTTAAATATAAACTTTTGGGTCTATATCTTCCATTGTTTTCAATTAAACTTTCCCCAACATCCGTCCTGGTATCATTGAAATATATTTTTTTATTTGCATCTATTTTCCATTGCCAATTAATTAATTCGCATAATTCGTCAAAAGAATCACTTAATAAAGTATAATCATATGTCGCAGCAATATATAAATCTGTTGTTTCTTGGATACTATTTGAATCATACCAAATACCATCTAATGTTAAATAATCATCTACAATTTGTTTAAATAAATCGGATATTAATTGCCTCCCATAATTATTATTAACATATTTAATTTTTGTCATATAATGCCAGTCAAGAGCAATCATTTTTATTTTATATTTTGGATATTCATCAATTTTGTTAATTTCTGGCTCGTCTAATTGACCACCAAATTCTAAGTTCCCATTTGTATCATATAATTTAATCGGTTTCCCAATTATATCTTTCTTAACCAAGGGAACTCCAGATATATTGTTATCAATCATGTCAAATGTTAAAGTAGATACTGTCCCTGGCTCGGCAAAATTAAATTTTAATGTTGAGGCTTTAACTTTTAAACCTTCTTTTAAATTTTTATTATCAATTAATAATGTAAATGTAGCCATTTATAAAAACCTACTTCCAGTCCTTTTAATTACTTGTTGTTTTAATTCTTTTAAAAATTCTGTTGCATCTTGAATAGTTCCCATGTCTATATTTTGAATATTTAAAGTTTTAGCACTTGAAGTCCCATTAACATCTAAACTAGTATTATTTAAGTCTGATACTAGAGCCGACCCAATGCTATCCGCTAAGTTAGTAATTGAAGGTTGAACTTGAACATTGGCTTTTTGTAAACTTTTAGCAATTGAAGATCCAAAGTTTAATTTGTCTAAATCAGATAAAGGTCCGACTTTAGCTGGTGAAAATGGTAAAAAATCTCGAATAGCTGACACCATGTCAGAAGCAGCCGATGTACATTTTGATATTGCACTTTTTATTCCAGACGCTACCATTGAGCCAATTTTTGCACCTGCTTTTTTAAACATTTCCATTCTTCCAGTTATATAATTATAAGCTAAATTAATCCCATATTTTGCAGCTGCTTTTATAGCTGAGCCAACCGCTTTAATTTTACCTGGAATTTTTTTAAATTCACTAACAACTTTACTAACTAATTTTTTCATTAATTCAATTGCAACACTAACAGCATTTCTAATAATAGTTTTTATTCCAGCCCAAACAGTGGATAAAATATTTTTAATATTTTGCCAAGCTCCACTCCAATTCCCTTTAATAACATTTAGGGTTAAAGATATTAAATTTGATATTATATTTATAGTTCCCTTAATAGCCAATAATATAAAATTCCAAAAATTTGATACCACCTTCATTATTGTGTCTCCATGTTTAGACCAAAATTCCTTAATTTTATTTAATACAATAGTTATAATTTCTTTTATATTATTAAAAATCTCAACTGCTTTTGTTTTTATATATTCCCATGTTGATATAACATTTTCCCTAAAACCCTCGTTAGTATTCCACAAATGAATTAATCCAGCTACAAGTCCAGCAATTACCCCAATTATGGCAGTAATTAATGCTATTATTGGAATTAGAGCCGTCCCAAATAACATAATAACCCCAGTTACAGCGACCCAAGTTGTTAAAAGTCCTGTTAAAATTGGAACTATTGCAGTTATTAATGTCCCTATGACAGTTAATACAGGACCGACCGCTGCTAATAAAAGTCCAAAAACTAAAGATGCTTGTTGTATTTGTGGGGATAAATTGGCAAAAGCATCCGATACCCAAGCCAAAACTTCAGTTATTTTTTCCATAACTGGAACTGCAACGACTTTTAAAGTGTCAAAGAACCCAATCGCAGTCGATTGTAATTGACTTAATGCTTGATTCCATTTAAAATCCGCCGTTTCTGAGGCTGCTTGAAATGCATCTTCGAGCGAACCTGTGCTATTAGCTACATTATCAAACACCTCGACATTATCCTCAGCATTTGACCCCATCAAATCAAGAACACCAGACAAGGCTCTAATGTTAGGAAAAACTTTAGCCATAGCATCCTCACCGTATTTATTAGTCAAAGTTCTAAGGTCGCCCAATGTTGCCATTAGCCCTTTTTCTTTTATTGATTTTCTTAATTCAGAACTTGAAGTCCCCATTCCTTCCAAGGCTTCCTCGGCTTGTTGACTTGGTTTTAATAATCCTGACAAAATACTTTTTAATTGTGTACTTGCCTCGGATGCACTTGTACCAGTTTTTGTCATTGCAGCTTGACTGGCTGCAACTTGGTCAAATGATACCCCCATCTCAGAAGCTAAGGGTAATACTTGACCCATGCTTGAGGCTAATTCAGACGCCTCAGCTTTCCCTTCCCTAACGGCAGCCGTTAAAATGTCTGTTGCTTGAGATGCTGACAAATTTTCACTACCATATGCATTCATAGCACTGGTAACTAAATCGGCTATTGTTGCAGTTTCACCTAACCCAGACGAGGCTGCTTTCCCCGACATTTCTAGAACTTCCATTGCCTCAGCTCCACGAAGCCCAGCCGATGTTACATAAAATAACCCCTCGGCGAGATTTTGTGGAGTTTGCCCAATTGTAGGAGCTAAGTCTAAAATTGTAGTACCCCACTCGTCGACTTGATCCTTGGACACGCCAACAAGTCCGACCACTTTTGACATTTCAGATTCGAAATTTTTACCAAATGTAAAAACAGCAGTCCCAGCAGCCGCCAATGGAACAGTTATATATTGTGTCAAGTTTGATCCTACGGACTTTATACTTTCCCCAACATTATTTATAACATTACCTGCTGCTTGAAATGCCATTGTTATTCCACTACCTAAGCTTCCAAAACTGCTAGTTAATGAAGATAAATTCCCATTTAACATCCCAGTAAATTTGTTTCCATCACTATAAACATTTTTCAAGCTACTAGATAGATTTGTAGCATCTCCGTCGACTTCAACTGTTAATTGCCCAACAATTACTCCCATTTTTAAAAACCCCTTTAATTGTTGTTTTGATATTCCACAAAATTTCTATTATCTTTATTGTTATACCAATGTCGAAAAGAAGCCTCAGGAGATAACCCTTTTATTAAAATTAAAAATTTTCTATAAGACATTTTATTTAGTTTAACTTCATTTAAGAGATTAATATTATATTCCCTTAAGAAATCAGCCTCTAAATGCCCAAAAGCCCAAATAAAAATTTTTGGGTTTATCTCCTCAGTTGCATTTTTTTTTCCATCATTTGTTTTTGTTTTGCAAATTCTTGAGGGTTTGTATTATACCCCCATTTATTTAAAATTGGCATTGCCATTTTTTCAAATAATAAAGTTGATGGAACATTTAAAATTTCAGCTTCTTTAACAAAATTTTTACCAAACATTAATATTAAAAATTCTTCGAATTTATCGTCGGGAATATCAAATTTATTTTTATTTAAGCAATGTCTAAAAAAGAATGTTGCAAAACCTATTGGCATTGAAGAAGATACTTTAAATATTTTACCATTTAACTTTACATCAAAAAAGCTAGAAGTAGCTTCTTCTATTGCTTTATCAAAGTCAAATACTAAATTTTGTTCTTGGGTTTTTGCTAATTCCTCACATTGATTATTTAAATATTGAATTCTTTCTTGATTATTTTTAAAATTTTTTGGGTTATTTTGACTCATTTAATTTTATCCTTTCATCAATAAATAAATTAATTAACTGCCTGGCTGAATTGTTGTCACTGAATTAACTCTAAAAGTTCCTTTAAATTTGTAAACTTCTGAGGTTGATGCATTCTCCTCATATGCTGTAAAAAATCCAACACTAGCAGCTCCAAACCCTGTATTTCTAGTTTCTTTTACTGTTACAACTTTCCCAGAATCTGCCGCCGTCTTTAATGCTGACTGACCGTAATCTCTACCAGTCACCCCACTTTCAATAACAATTCCTTCAACTTCGCAAGTTTTAGCTATTGCAATTGGTGTAAATTGTTGCGAAAGAACATTTGTTCCAGGAACGACATCCTCACTACCAGTTATATCCTCTTCGGATATTTCAGAAGATGCATTATAACTTGTTATTTTAGCAACAACAACATCATCAATTTCAATGACTGTATTACCAAATTTTACTTCTGGCATAAATAACAACTCCTTTATAATCTAAAATTATTTACTTGTAGAGGTTCAAACCTAACAAATAAATTTACTATCCATTCATTCCGATTATTATCATCTTTACCAATAGAATTAGGAGGTTGAGATGGTGTTATATAACTAATAATATTGCCATCATCAACCAAAGATTTTCCCCCAAAACCAATTAATTGATAATATAAATTCCAACATGTAACGGAGGCTTGATTATAATCAATATGTCTAACTAATATTTGAATTTCGACTTCATCAATAGCTAAGCAGCTACTTTCAGCAATTGCAGGTGCTGGTGTATCATAAATACAAACTAAATTATTGGGGGATTCAGGTCTAAGACCTACAAATAAATTAGTACTTTTTACAAGCCCAAACTTATTATTAAAAAAATCAGCGACTTGATTTGCTATCATAAAACCCCTCCAATTCTAGACTTGCAATAATCTTTTAAGCGTGAAGCATTATTATTAGCTGGATCTTTTAAATAATTCTTTTTTCGTCCATGCTGGAAGTTTGCATCTTCAAAATGCCACCTAATAGCGTATGGAACTTTAGGGATACCAGTTCCAGCTCCCCCTCCATAACTAATAGATCCTTTAACTTTTGTATTTGATAAATTTGTTTTTATATAGCAACTATGTAACAAAGTCCCTTCATCTAGGGGGACTTCTGTTTGTGATACTGTTTTAACTAATTCCAGCCAATCGTTTATTCCAAGTTCTAAAGCTCCAACAATTTCATTTAAACATTGGTCTCCGTTCCATCTAGTCCAGCCACTACTCACAACAAGCCCCCCTTACTTAACTAAAATTTCAAAATGATGAGTTTTCCCATTCCTTGGGTCATCTATAGGATCAATTGACTCAACAATCAAATTACTTCTTATATATGGGAATGTTTGGTCAATTTGCCAATATTCCCAATTAATATCAATACCACAATTATCTTTTAAAAAAACAATTGCAGTACATGTTACAATTTCTCCTTTTTCTTTTGTAATTAGTTTTTCGCCATACTGGACAAACCCTTTTAAACCTGTTGTAGTAGATAAAACTGAAAAATCCCCATAAGAATTTCTCTTTAATTTTTTCAAATTTACTTTGTGGGTCATTAATTTATTATAAATTACTTTAGAATTCATTTAACTCATTCCTTCTGTATCTTCCAACTTTACGATTTATAATTCCACTTGAAATTAAAATTGAATCTGCATATTTAACCTCATCTGGAATATTAGAAATATTAGTATTTCCATTAACAGAAAATCGACCTAAACTGATTCCAGTGTCAGAAGTTGGTGGTGTGTCATTATTGTCATATAAATAACTTACCATTTGAGCGACCCACATTTGGACGGCATCTTTTTTACTTTTGGTTAATGTAGTATTGACCCCATCTTCTTCAACTTGCCAACTAGAATTAATTTTATAACCAATATCCTCAAATGTTGGATAATTGCCAATTCTACTATCTAATAATTTTGATGACATAGTAACTCTAATAGTTGTTGCCTCGGTTGATGGTCTTCCAGTAATTGTATTATATTCTGTTGGTGTAATATACATTAATTCCATTGCCTCCAAACATTTAAAATTTTGTATCTGACTTTAATACTTTTAATAAATCTTCTTTTTTCCCAACAGCTTTTATTTTTTTCTTTTTACATAATTTTTGTAATTCATTATAAGATAAATCTTCTAGTTTTTTCTTTTCCCCAAAATAAAATTTTACTTTTCCAAATTTCTTATATTCTAAAATTGTATTTAAAGGCATATCTAAAATTGTATCTTTATTAAATTTTTTTCCGTTGTAGTAACATGTTTTTAAAAATATTATTTTGGGCATTTAATCACCTTTCTAAAAAAAATTAAAGGAAGTTATAATTAACTTCCAGAAACTCCCAATACGGCAAATGGATATCTTTTAGTAGGATTCTTTTGAATTCTATTAATTGGGTTTGGAACTTGCCAACCAAGTCTCATAGTTCCCCTTAAAGCCACCATATCTTGCTGTGCTAAATTGTAAACTATAGCTCCAGTAGTTGGGTCTTGAATAACAGCTTGGTCTAATATTTTCCATGAAATATCTTGTCTAATTGCATAAACCAATTGACTCCAATCGCCCGAAAACATCAAAGCACTTTCTGGAATCATACAGCCATTTCTAGGGAAATACATCATTTCACCGTCAAGCTCATAATTAGTGCCACCTTGCATACCATCTTTATATACTGTTTTAAAGATTGGCTGTCCTGTTGAATCCTTGACACCTCTTAGTTTTGCCCTCATTGACATGTCTGCAATATGACCAGACGCCATATAGCCATCTAACTCTACCTTTTGAATAACTCCACCTTCGCTTAAAAGGTCATCATAAAGATTAGCACTTGGACCAGTTGACAATTCAACAAAATTCCCTGCAGCCTGGGATGCTGTATAAATGTTTGTTGCCCAACTTGTCGGAGCTTGAATTCCATACAAAACTGCTTTGTCAAATGCTAAACCAAAAGCCTCTAATAGTTTGGGTTTAATTTCCCCCCATAAGTCATAGTCCTGGTCATCAAGTGCAGACTCGGGAATTGCAATTATTACGTTTAGTTCTTCAGCATCAATATACTTATTTGCCCACTGCATTTTAGTAGTATTTTTGAAAGGGATATCATTCTCATCTTTACTACTTCCAGGATTTGAAAAATAAGCCGTTGGTAAAGCACTAAGAACTGGGATTCTTCTTGTACCTCTTGCCATATTTGACAGTCTTTTTGACACTTGCATTATAATAGATTGTTCAGATACACTTTGAACGATCTCTCTTTGAAATTCTTCTG